TCATATTTAAATATTTTCTAAGAGACTCTTTTCCAAAAGAACTAAAGCCTGCTTTAATCATATCTTCTTTTGAAACATCTGCTAGTTTCTTTTTTGGTTTTGTATTTTTTTGAGCGTACTGACTTTTCATCATTAACTCTTTACTACTAAAATTTTTTTTCGCCACGATTATCCTCCTTTGTTTTCGAAACGTTCACGATTAACTTGTGCTCTTAATTGAGCTATATCTTCGGCAGATTGGATCCTGTCTTTTGCAATGTCCTGTCTGCCATCTTCTCTGTTCTCTTCGAACTGCATTCTAGCATCAAACTCCATAGCTTTTCTTTGCATATCCATTGCCTGAATGTTTAACTCTTTCTCTCTCAAAGCAACAAGCGGATCGGGACCTTGTTGGGGAGGAGCAAAAAGAGCCAGTACTTCCTCAGTGTATTGAGATATGTACTGGGCAACTTTTGCTTCACCATCAACCAAAGGTTCGGGTTGGCCAGCTTGTTGTGCCTGCTGTGCCATTGTCATAGCTTCCATCATTGCAACACCTCTTGCCTTAAAAGCAATATGCTCACAAAGGTGAGCCAAAAGCAAGGCAAAAATCTGTGGACTACTTGCAACAACGGGTGTTTTCATAAAACTTATGTGAGATGCCATATGTGCATCGTGATCTTGTTCTTGAAACGCTTGAATGTTTTGACCTGCAATTGCTCTTGCATTTTCTATAGCAGGATCAGTAGGCTGTGGGGGTTGAGGAGGAGGCAGAATTGCCTCGATGTTTTGAACACCCACAGCCTCGTACATTCTTCTGTACGCTTCGTACAAGTTATGTATTCCTGGATTAGACTGAGCCAGTTGTAACTGAGTTTGAGCTAATGCCATTCTTTGAGACGTAGAAAATATATTAGGGTCAGATACAGGTATTACATCTACTCGGTCATCAAAATCCATTTGTTTTATCATCGCTTCTGCGCCAAAAACATTATACGGATAACTTGGTGGAAGAGACTCGCCAAACACTTTTGCTAACATTCTAAATTCTTGTTTTTGTGCATAGTGCATTCTTTTGTGGATCGCAGACATTACTCTTGAGCCACGCTCAAGTAATGCAATCGTTGTACCCACTGCGGCATTTTGTTTGTTCTCGCCTACTTGCATATCTGCAATCGCTGCAAATCTTTGACCTGCTTGTACCACAAATCCTAAAAGTTGCATCAATGTAGCACTTGGCTCTTTGTAGGGTAGAGGTAGAATACTTTCTTTTAATGCTCCGCCAGGAACATCAATATCTCTAAACTCTCCGGGCGATAGTGGTTCGTCAGAGTCTCGTATGCGTATTCCTCTTGCTTTAAATCCAGCAGGTAAATTAGCTAAGGTACCTGCATCAATTAACTGTCGTAATATAGAAGTGGCAGATCGTCCAAGTCCACCAATCATATGTAATAATCCAAAACCGTAAAACCCAAGTCCTGGTAAAAATTTATAATGTGAAAAGTATTGGAGCTTCTTAAAATATTCATCGCCCTCTTTGTAGTTTCTACGGATCGATAACACCTGACCACTTTCTAAATCCAGTATCACAATATAAGGAAGTTTAATTCCTGTCATTTCTCCATCAATCGGACTTTTGTGCTCAAACCCTTCAAGGTCTAAACTAGTGTGTACTTCTAACAAGGTGTAATCTTCATCGCTTCCATTTTTTTCTACACCACTGAGTTCTCTTTCTTTATCTTTTACTTCATCATCTTCTGTGTATGGTTGTAACTCTACATCTCTATAGAAGCCAGTCGCCTGATGAATTTTTATCTCGTTACCAGAAACACGCAACACGTGTGTTACTCTCGTAGCAGAATATAAATCTGTCGCATTGTACGGTACCACTAAATCATCGGCGGGTACAAAACGTGATACGGCTCTGTCGAGTGTCTCATCAAAATATACTTTTTTAAACGCACTACCTGACAACGGTAGATAAAATAATAATCGGTCTAGTTCAGGATCGTACTCTTCCATAACGTGTACAATCTGATAATTCATAAAGTCCTGCACTCTTTGTGATTGACTTTCTACCTCTGGACTAGTCGCTCCTAAAATCTGTGTTCGTACTGGCCCACCTGATGGTAATAATTCTTTATACGCTTGTGCTTGAAACTGTGTTACGGCTTCAGATATTAA